AGCATAATAATTGATTAGCTCGGGTGGTGTATCAAACATTCTACCAACCTTTGCAAAGAAGTATTTGTCTTTACGTTTCCAAAAGGTTTGTGGTTTAGCAGATGTTTTATAATTATACTTTGGTGCATTATAAGACTCATTCTCAAAATGCAGCTTCAAAGACTGATAATATCTGTAAGCTTCAAAGGGTTCCATTCTCATACCGATGTTCTCTCATATTAATTGCACGATCGATGTATACTATATGCCATTCTTTGGAGTATACATCAAGAGCAGCAAACGATTCATGTGAATGATCTGCTGCATCCATTAGACTATGAAATCCAGGTGGCATAGCATCTAGCTGGCCAATAAGATCTCGATTAAGAGTTAAACACCTTTTTACCTTCATGTCTTTTTCATCCATGTAAGTAATAGTATATACTCTGTTTTCAAGCATCTCTATTAAGTCGAATTTATCATAGTGCAAACTCATATGGGAAGTCTGGCTCCTCCGCCTTTTATTGCATTCATTTCAAGTGCTTCAGCTTCAATCTTACTTATAATGATTGGACTCAATAAGCGCTTAATATCTTCAGGTGGTAACTCACGTTCTTCGCATACAATAAGTACTGCATCAATATAAGGAACTGTTAGTTCTTTTACTTTATCTTCAACCATTGTCGAAAAACGTTTCTTTGTTATAATTGGGGTACTATTTTCCCCATTTGTAGAAGTGGTGATCGTCGATGGTTGTAATGTAATCAAGAGATTTGCTCCAATATGGTTTAATGTTTTTAGAGTGGTAATGAGTACTACCGTGAGTTATATCGAATCCTTTATTATATAAGTCAACCGCGATTACTGTTCGGTGCAATGCATCTAACCAGGCATCTGGTTCACGAGGTTTATCTGATAGACCATCGCAATACCAACTGAATTGACATTTGTTTCTACGAATAGATCCATCTTTATTTTTTACACTTTGTTTAACTACGTCACAGGTATTATTAGGATACCTTTTGTCAGCAACACGATTAAGAACTGTATGAGTTACAGCAATACTACCATTCGGTGATTGATTGCGTGACTCAAAATACGAGTTCAAAACCAAACAGTGCATATCTACAGACTCAAATGAAATTGGTGTTTCTTCAGCCTGTGCTTGAGATGAAATGAGGAGAGAGATAGCAACAGTAAAACACTTTATCATTTGTCTAGTATCCTTAATAGAATACAGTCGGTATTAATGCGACCGTTTGGTTTTGATTCTTTTGTAGTCAACTTACTCCATGCAGTATTAATCTGCCTAGGAGTTTTTGACTGAGCAATTTTAATGAAGTCTTCAGGTTTACGTAACCTGATCTTCCGAGAGTTATCAGGATCAAACCCTTGAAGAGTTGTCCCTTTAACTGAGAACCCGTCCACTTTTCCTGACACGTATTCGGTAATTTCTCGTGTCTTGGCATTAAAGACATATAGTCTATATGAGCCAACTATTGAGATTGGATTGATAGAGACTAACTTATAGTCATTATCTTCCTTCTTGTACTTCATATTAACGACTTGCTTATCTGCCGACTTCACACGAGGTTTACGAACCTTACGTGTGGCAGCACTTGCAGCTTTCAGTTTATCACAATCAGCAAGCATCAATTCGACGTGTTTAATACGCCGTCTCATAACAGAACGCTTGATATGTGAATAGCCTTCCACGGCCTGGTCACAGCGCTTGTGATAAGCATCGTTAAAGTCAAGAAGCCATCCCTCAAGTACTCGGCGAACGGGTTCAGCCGCTTTACCTGTTAGACCGTGGTAGCGAAAACGATTATATAAATCGAAGTCAGCTTCTTCTCCACCGATCCACGAATCTTCCAGGTCATCAAGATCAGACATAATAGTATTATTAAGCTTCTCTTGATATCGCTGAAGTGGAGTTAACACGACTACATTCAACTTTTCTTCTGCTATCTCAGATTTCTCTGCAAGTATTTTTTTACCTGCATCAATGGCAAAATCTAAGAAGCGTCTGACAGCATCATGACCATCATAAAACGACTCTACTTCAACTTTCTTTACGCTGCCATCAGCTTGATATTGATTCTGAATAATCATACGTTTTTCAAAATCAAGACCGGAATTAATCCAGTGCATACAGGCAGCGATATGTGTTCTAACGGTGAACACATAATCAGGACATGCCAAAATAGCCTTTGCATCTAATTTAGAGCAGTTCTTTTTAACGTACTCTTTCATTAGCTTGACTCCATCTTTACGATCGAGATCAATATGAAAATAATCTTTGCAGTACATAAAGCCTTTGTCGATAGGTGCTGCGGCAACACCAGTCTTCGGTCGTCTTTTTACTACTACTGCTTTTTTCTTACGCATAGCCATAATGTCATCTCCTCATTTATAAGTTATTCTAACACAGTTTAAAGGTAATGTACACAGTTAATTTGCGTTTTAAACAACTTTTTTTACTTTATCAAATAGGAATGACCTCCACCCTTGAGCATTAACATCATAACATTTGATTGCATTGATAGTTGCATCAACGCCTTCACGAACATTACCATCGCTCTTTGGATGTGCTGAGGTTGGAATAATATCCATATTCAATGTGCAATCCATTTCACGTTCATCGCCATTTACCTTTGTAAAGGTGACAGTAATTACTCCTTCACGAAGTTGTTTTAAGATCTCGTCTCTAGTCATTCACAATTCTCCTTTTTCATATTGTGCATTAATATATTCGCTATATGTCATTACAAAGATTTTTTTATCTTCTGGTTGACCAGCCTGTACCCAATCATCACGATTAAAAACAGTGCATTCTAAAATCATTTTTTCTAAATGATCAGCTGAATCACGTATTGCAGAAACAATATTCCATAGATCTGTAATACCAGTATCTAAATTCCCTGAACTAACAAGAGAATTAGTATTTGGAATACAGTGAGCTTCAAACTCATTAGCAATTACAGTATGCCAATCAGACTTTGATGTCTCAACTGGATCATCTCTGCCTTCAACAAAAACATCTGTTTGAATGCCTTCACCATCAAGTGAAGTATAAATGTCAACTTCTAAGGGCATTTTAGCCTCTCCTCATTCTAGCGTATTCTTTTGGATCATCGCCTCTTCCGACCGGAACGAGGTTTGATTTGTGCATTGTTGCGATTCCGACAATGTAGTTTCCAGTATATTGACTAGTTTGTCGTTTAGGCGCGTTGCCGCAGATGACGTCCGACGTCGGGATTGTGCGATCGCCCTCTGTGTTGCGTTTAATCGATTTGGCTTTTTCAAGTGTAACGTTCTCCTTTTTCCTTAATCCATTTGGATCTATTCCCATTTTACGAAGAAAAGCTTCATGCTCTGCTTGGGCTTTTTTCCAACCAGGAGATTTCTTCTTCTTAGATTTACCATGGACTTGAACGCCCTGTATCATATGCATACTCATCGTCTTAAACCAGCAATTACAAAAAGTTGAAGCCACATGACTGCAGTCCAATTAACAAAAGTAAACCCTATTTCAGTTTGAAATAAAGTATTGACCGACCAAATGGTGGCCAATGGTCCGAATACCATACCTAATACAAACATCGATATAATATAAAATTTCATTCAGTATACCTCCTATCAACTGCTGAAGCATCCCACACATATGGCAGCTTCTTATACTTTGGTCCAAAGATAACGACATCATCATCGCCAACTTCACTAAATACACGATCATCATAATCGCGGTGGATATAAACTGGACCACCAAAGATCCTGTGAGCCCTAACGTATTCGTCTCCTCTAAATCCTACATAATGTATGGTCTTCATAACATCCTCCAAACTATATTAATCTGCGCCTTGGTTCTTCGACGATATTGTCTGGCAAAGTTTAGGTCCGGTTCCCTCATTTGCAAGACGCAGGTTAATATAGTTTTCGTGGGAGAGGCTTACTGCAGAACCTCTCCCCTTATCTACAATCTCGTTAGTAGCAAACGTCCGGGTTTCCATTCGGTACCGGCTAGTATACCCACCTAACAAAACCTTGTACATTGGCTGCTAGGTTTTTCGATAACAACTAAGATTAATCCCAATCATTATCGAATCTTGTAGTGGCGCGCATTGTGTCGCCATAGTACTGATCAGCATACTTAGACGCGTCAGTCCATTGATTATAGTTTTCATCCATCTTGTCGATAGACTTGAAGAATGCATCAGCAGTTTGAACTACTTCTGTCTTACGAGTCTTACGAGCAGTTGAATTACGAACAGCAGCATTTTTGCTTTGCAAAGTTTGTTTGAATTCTAAACGAGCTTTACGTTTTTCAGCGATTTCACGGATAAGTGCAAGGCGATCAGCTTTTTGTGCATTAGTCATCATAATAATATTCTCTCTCATTTGTTAACGTTATAGGTATTATAGCACAGGTAATCCTGTAAGTACACAACTATTTTACACATATAGTATTTTTATTTCAGGCTGTGATATATTTGTCACAACGTCAGTCCAATCAGTATCGATAAACCATGAGTCAAGAATTTTGATTTCATTTTTTGATTCGATCCACTTCATAGCAGACTCTTTATTTTCGAAAGAAGATGTTTCTTCAACATCATTCATAAGTTTAATTTTTGCAGTAATCATAATATATTCCTTAATCTTTATTTCCAACCCACACATTCACATGAGCAATAGTACCTTCAATTCGAGTGATCATATAGTCAAGACCAGCTTCTGCTAGTACTTTACGAAGCAATGCGACTTGCTCTTTATCTGTACGATCATTCATGCTAATACCTTTCTAACAACTGCTGCATTAACAATGTATGCATATCCGTCATTATCATTTCGAGCAATTAAGCCAGCATCAATAAGCTGTTCCATTTTTTCGCAGTAACGCTGATAGTTTTTAGAAAAGTTTTCTAAAGAACCAAAGTTATTCACATGAATAGGCTTTTTACTTCCAGGAAATTTATTTTCAGACCAAACTGCGTTTGCAAGAATGTCACGCTGTATTTTTACTAGTTTCATGATAGTCTCTCCTCAATCATTATATTAATATTATATCACAGTTAATTTCGTTTGTACACAGTTATTTTAGCTTTTTTGAAATTAATTTGCTAAGCCAATGTGTACAATCATCGCATGGATCCTCATGTTCCATTAAGCAAATCTCAGTGCATTTATTTCAGCAGCACGATCTTCATCTTCAAGATCTGCCATATATTCAAAAGCCTCATCGATATATGAAGCCGCATACCAAGTATTTAGTTCAAGGTGCATATCAGCTGAAACAAAGTTCCAGAAGTTTGTTGAACCATAACCTTCGCGAAGATTTTCCTCGCTTGCGATTGCATCTTGAAATGCCTTTACGACGTCTGTTTTATAATTAACGCCAGTTGTAAGATTTGTTAAAGTATACATTATGCTGCCTTCCAATCTTCTTTTAATTTCATTGAGAAAGGAACTTTAGTTTCTAACCAGCGAATAGCAAGGCTAGGAGTATCGAATTCCATTTCATCACAGATGCTTAGATCTTTAGGATCTTCATAAGAAGCAACCCAACCAATACATGCAACTTGCTGTAAGTAACAAGGGATAGATGAGTTAGTAGCAACATAGAAGTCATCGAACTTAGTAGTTGTGAATTCCATCATTGAGTTAAATACGTTCTTTTTCATAATATGTCTCCTCAGACTTTGTTTATCTCTTGATACCTTTATACCACATTAGAATGTGTTTGTACACAGTTAATTTCACTTTTTTGCACTTTTTTTAAATAAAGGCTAATATGTGACATTAATGTTACACCTATACAGTATACTCCTCCCCCTCAACAGTACTCTTTAATTATACCATAGTTTATGACTTTTGTACATATCTAAAGTGTTATTTATTATAAATAGTTAGTATAATATTGATAAGGGAGGGCGTATGGACTATTTAAAGTTAGTGACGGATGTTGGTTTTCCTATTGCATCTGCTATAGCTGGTGGGTTTTTCGTTTTCCTAACATTGAGATTTATACTAGCGGGCGTACTTGAGTCAATAAAAACTCAGCGCTCCTTCGTGGTTGCATTAGACAATCGCGTTAAGACTATGAATAATGAATTGATTAGAATTGACGTAATGATGTCTGCTGCATTTCAATTGAAACCTGACCTCGACAGAATAGCAAGGGCCGACGGTCAGAAAGATGCAAGGAAAGATTAGATGCTTTGGAAAGAGCTTATGTTGTTAAAATTTGAAGACAAAGGTTTTAGAATTTTAGCAGAACAAGATCCTGACGATAAATTTTTTGTCGTTGACGATATAGAGCTTAATATTGGAAATGAATATAGGGTTGGGCCTAATGGTTACTTCGAGTTAATTAAGGAGGGCCCACAATGATATGGATGGATTATACTATAGAACAAGCCGGAAAAAACTTCAAAGTTAATGGTGATTGGACCGGAGAAGTTATGGGCATAAAAAAAGATGGAACATTAAACGATCATTGGCTGTATAAGCCTGGTGATTTATTTCGTGTTGATGAAAATGGTTGGATGGTAAAAGTATCCGATCTTTCTGGCACGGTAAGGGAAAAATAATAGTGGATGAAATAGCCGCAGCAGTTAATCAATATGGATTTCCAATTATAGCGGCTTTCGGCTTAGGCTATTTCATATACTATATCTGGACCTGGGTTACTGAAGAAGTAGATCCAGTTGTGGGTGAATCTCATATAACTCTTATCAATCTAATTGATAGGATACGTATGCTTGACAATGATTTAATTAGATTGAAAACAAAATTAGATATGATACTACGGGAGCAAGAACTAAAAGATGAGAAAGATATTACTAATATCGATTGCGATTCTGATACCGACTCAGAGTAATGCTGAACTAGGTTGGAAATTTAAAAGTCCAGCATTTAATGGTAACGGATATTCTAGTCACGTATTGAGCACCGAACAATTAATACACAATCGTAAGTCTGAGGTTCGTGAAAAGGCTGAAGCAGAAGAAAGGCGTATTGAGCGAGAGTTAGAAAATAGCACTCTTAACAAATTTATCAAAAACTTGGAATCTAGAATATATGCCACATTAAGTAAGCAAATGGTGGATAACATGTTTGCTGATTGTACAGATAATTGTTCTAATTCTGGTACTGCTGAGATTGAAGGTAGTACAATTGATTGGGTAAAAGATACCGTTACTGGTGAGATTACCCTGACCATTACAAATGATGATGGTACAACAGTTATAACAATACCAGGAGCTGGAGACTTTACGTTTTGAAAAATAGTTTAGTATTACTATCATTGATATTAGCCGGATGTAGCAGTGTTCCTCCAGAGATCACTCCAATTAATAATCCACCGGTTTTACAGGTATCACCTACATCAATAGAAGACACACCAAAACTTGACGGCAAAAAAATGACGATTGCTGTTTATAGTTTTACCGATAAGACTGGCCAAAGAAAGCCTAGCGATACTACTTCAAATTTGAGTAGTGCGGTAACACAAGGTGGAGAAGTATGGGTTATCAAGGCGCTTCAAGATGTTGGCGGTGGAACTTGGTTTGAAGTTGTTGAAAGAATTGGATTAGATAATCTAGTTAAAGAACGGCAGCTAGTTAGAAATACACGTGAGGTGTATGAAAAGAATTTAAAAGAGGGTCCTACTCCTCTGAAGCCCATGGTTTTTGCTGGGCTTATACTAGAAGGTGGGATTGTTGGCTATGATTCTAATACCACTATGGGCGGTACAGGGGCCCGGTACTTAGGCGTAGGCGTGCAAGAAGAATACAGAGTAGATACTGTGACTGTTGTTATGCGAATAGTAAGTGTCAGTACTGGTAAAGTGTTACTAAGTGTTGCCACAGAAAAGACAATAGCAAGTCATAGAAGTGGTGTGGATGTATTTAAGTTTTTCGATATGGGAACAAAATTAGTAGAGGCGGAGACTGGTTACAGTGTGAATGAACCAGTTAATTACGCAGTTAGATCAGCAATTGAAGCTGGCGTTATAGAATTGATAAATGAAGGAGAAATTAGAAAGTTCTGGAAGAAGGCCCATTAATAATATCGGCTCCGGAAAATAAAAGGTACTAAAAATGAATAAACTTATAAAGAGTTTTATTATGGCAGGTATATTATTAACTATACCTATAACAACATGGTCGAATGACATATACATCGAACAAGTCGGTGACACACTAGATTTAGATATCGTGCAGGACGGACAAAATAACAAAATAGGTACAGGAACACAAGCTGCTGTTCTAGGTTCTTCTGGTAATGATGCTGATAGCATGACATTCAGCATCACGCAAACTGGTGACCTAAACACAATTACTGCTCAGATCCTCGGTGCAACATACACTGGTACTTGGACATTCACTGGTGACAATAACGAAGTTGACTTACTATGTTCTAGTTCAGCTGCGGGTAACTGTGATACGGTAACTCTAAACATTGCTGCTACAGGTGATGACCAAGATTATACGATTAATATTGGTGAGTCCGCAGCTGCAGATAGCGCTGTAATTAACTTTACTGTAACAGACGATGATAATATTATTACAACAGATGTGAATGGCACAAGCGCTGCTATCACAGTTGTAATTGATGCTAGCTCAAGCTTATCAAATACAGATAGCACATTAGATATTGATGTAGCAGGTAATGGTGATGTCAACGGACATACAATTAACTTCGATGCTACTGGTCGAGGTCATACAGTTAAGTTTGACCAAAGCGGTGTGTATGATAATGTAATAGACTTAACCACAAGTGGTGATGGTCACGACATTGACATAACTCAGTCAGACTAGTGTATAAATTTTTAGTACTCTTCATTATATTAAGCTCGCCGGTGCACGCAAACATCGGCGAGATTTCTACAATTAAAGGCAGTGCAGCCATTGAACGTGGGGAAGAAGCTATTGATGCTGAAAGAGGTGTCGGCATTCAAATGGAAGATACTGCCGTTACGGCAAATGCAAATATGCGTATTGACTTTATTGATGATACTCGTGTTGATATTACTGCACATTCAAGATTAATAATAGACGATTTTGTGTATGATCCAAATACAGGTAAAGGCGCCTTAGGATTAAAAGCAAGCCTTGGAACAATACGTTATGCGAGCGGTCAAATCGCAAAAAATAGTAGACAGCGTGTACGAATCAGAACTCCATCTGCAACTATATCAGTACGTGGTACAGACTTTGCAATGGTAGTTGATGAAGCTGGAGGTAGTATGATTACATTACTTCCTAGTTGTGATACAGAGGGTGCGTGTTTTGTTGGGGAGATATCAGTAGAAACCGATGCTGGAATAGTTGTTCTTAACCAAGCATTTCAGGCTACTATAGCTTCAAATAGTATGTCTCCACCAACAAAGCCCTTAATATTAGATATTGACGAAAGTATGATTAATACTTTGTTGATATTACGCAAAAGAAATCCATACTATGAAGAAGAAGCTAAGATAGAAAAAAAGCTCCGTGAAAA